GCTACTGCAAATAGCTATGTCACATTGGCAGAAGCTAATACATATTTTGAAACTGTACCAGATTCAAGCACCTGGACTAATAAAACAGACGATCAAAAGAATAGAGCATTAATAGCAGCTACAAGATGGATTGATAGTTTAGTTTTTTATGGTGATCGTTGTGATAATGGACAGGCACTTAAGTTTCCTAGAAATAACTATAAAGTTGATGATGTTGAATTAGCTTGTACCACAATTCCAAACAATATTAAATATGCACAATATGAATTAGCCAGAGCTTTAGCAAATGATACCAGTGCAATTACAGGAACTACTGGTAAAGATGGTAACTTTGAAGAAGTTGCTCTTGGTGATCTTAGAGTTAAATATAATACTGAAAGTCAGGGAACTGGTTCTATAAACAATATTTTAGATGTTTACCCGTGGTTACAAAGTTATCTTGGAGCCTATATGCTTGGTGGAGCAGGTGCTTTTCAGATGAGGGTAGTTAGAGGCTAATGGCAGGTCAATTAGATAGTTTATTTAAAAATGTTGCTAAAAGTGTAGTTTCTCAACTTGGCGATTCTTTAGATCACACTATTACTTATGTAAAGAAAGGTATTTCTAGTTATAACGTAGATACAGGAGAACAGGTAATTGTAAACACAACATATTCAGATATAAAAGTTCCGATTTCATTTATTAGGTCAGAGGAAGATGAAGGAAGAGAGATAAGACAAGCAAAGATTTATATTACTCCTGATTTAATTGGTAATAATCAAATAGATTTTGATGATGAAGTGCAATTTTCTTACGCAGGAAAAACAGTAACAGGTCAGATTTATGATATTGATACTAAAAAAGGCGGGCAGGTCTATCTTTATACTATTTTGGTGCGATTCTAATGGCTAAAAGAAAACCATTACAAAAAAGTGATCCAGTTGGTACTCTTGAAGATCAGTTAAACCAAGATTTTAATGCGGTAATCAATGAAATTCATAGTAAGTTATCTACAAAAAAATATAGCCCTGTTTGGACAGGTTTTTTTGCTTCTAGCTGGAAAGTACAAACAATGGCTGTAGCTGCTACAGAAAAAGCAGAAGATTTTCAACCCTGGAAATCAATTAAATATGAACGTAGTTTAGATTTTTTTGCAAGACAAAAAGCTGGCCCTCCTTATTCAAAACAGACACCGCCAGCAAATCCACAGATTCAAATAAGATACCCTATAACTAAAACCTTTAATATTAAAAGACCTGTATTTATTGGTAACAGGGCTGTATATGCTGCTTACGCTTTAGAAGGAGGTAAAATTCAAAATTTTGTTCAAGGACAAATGAGAAAGATAATTAATGACAACATGAAAGAGAAAAAAGGTAAGTTATTCTTAGCATCAGATAGAATGGGTGCTCAAAGAGATAAACAAGGAAATCTTCTAGGTATTTCTAAATTTGGTCAAGCAGAACCTTCTGCAAGATATACAGAAGTTAATTTGAAAAAATTATGACTTTAGTAAAAACAAGAGCAGCTTTTGAAAAAGCAGTCACAGATGCAGTAGCAGACGTAGATCCTACCGTTACGATGATTTATGACAATGTTACTTTTGTGACTCCAGGGAAAACGAAGAAATACATAATGATGACAATTAATTACACACAATCAACACTGCAAAATCAAGGAGCTTCTTCGGATTTTTATTCTGGTGTTATTCAATGCAATGTTTACGTTCCAAAAAGTAAAGGTACTAAACAACTATCTGAAATATCTGAAGCTGTAATTGATGGTCTGACTTCTGTAAATGGTTCTGGATATGTAGATAGTTTTAGTGTTAAGCCAAGAGTACAAGATATAAATGGCCCAACTGTGTTGGAAATAGAGGATAGAAGTCACTTTGTAGGTGTAATATCTTGCCAATTCTCTGCAAATGCGTAGTATAATAGAATAGCATTATATTATTTATGGCAAGAGCAGTTGATCTTTTAAGGAACAAGTTTGGAGTTTCTCAACTTTACAAGCATGATGTAATACAAAATGATGAATTAATTTTTTCTGTTTATTGGCACCCACTAACTATTGCAGAAAGAGAGGCAATACAGAAAAAAACTGGAACTGATGATAATGCTGATTATGCTTTACAAATGATGATTGAAAAAGCGTTAGATAAAGATGGTGGAAGGCTTTTTCAAGACGGAGATAAAGCATCCCTTAGAAGAGAGGTTGAAGCATCAGTTCTTGAACAAATACAAATAGCGATGTTACAAGCTGGTGCTGATAAGGAGGTAAAAGAGGCTAAAGCCGATTTAAAAAGCGAATAAAGATTGGCATTTTTTATTTAGCCTTGCAAAACAACTTCATAAAACTGTAGCTGAGTTATGCAAAACTTTAACTGTCGAAGAAATGGTTGCTTGGGCTGCTTTTGCGGAACTAGAAGATGAAGAATATAAGAAACAACAAGAACTTGCACAACGAAATAGTGCTTTAAGAGGTAGAAAGAGGTAATATAAAAGAAATCTTTTAGTTTTTTTATAGCAAGTGGCTGATTATAGCGTTGATATTGCGGTTGCTGTAAAAGGCTCTCAACAATTAAAAAAATTAAGAAGTGAGATAAGTAGCACATCTAGAGAACTTACTACTTTAAATAAACTTGCCAATAAACAAAGTAAAACTCTTCCAAATTCTTTTTTAACTTTAAATAAAGTATTAAAACAAGCAAAACTTAATTTAGATAAAGCAGCAATAGGTACTGATCGTTATTACAAATCAGCAAGACAATTAGTTCAAGTTGAAAGGCAATATAATCGAGAGCTATACCAGAGAAGAACTCTGATGAATAACCTTAGAGGTGGTAGTTTACTCGATGTGGTTCGTCAAAATACATCAGCAAGTCAAGCTGCAAGACAAGCATCAGGTTCAGGATTTAGGTCTTTTAGTAGAAAATTTCAACCTAATCCCGTTCCAGTTGATCGAGCACAGTTAGCTATAGACAAATCAATAGCAAGGCACAATAAAAAAATAGAAAAAAATACAGGGAAAACAGCTTCACTTTTGGCTCAACAAAATAAGGTAGTTGCTTTTCGATCTTTAGGAGGAGGTGGTGCTGGTGCAAAAGTTGGAGGGTTTCTTAACCAAATGGGTTTTGGAGCGAAAGCAGATCCAACAGGTCCTTTTGCTATGAAAGGTGGAGCAGCAGGAAGATTAAAAGGAGCTATTGGAAGTGGTTTAATCGGTGGTGGCTTTCCATTATTATTTGGCGGTGGCCTTACTTCTGCTGCTTTTGGTGGTGCTGCTGGTGCTGCTGGTGGAGCTTTAGCTATGGGTGGAGGTTTTGCTGCTTCTATCGCTGCTACTGCTATCGTTGCTCAAGTTCAAGAGATTAGAACATTTAGAAGGGCTGTTAGAAATCTTGATGAAGAAATGCAAGCTATGGGAATTAGTACTGGCTTTTCAAGACAAAGAATAAAAGAATTAGCAAAAGAAATGAATATAACAAAAGAAGATGCAATTCAATTAGTAAGTGAATTTAAAGATTTAGATGCGTCTATGGGTAATATGTTGATTAATGCTTTTGGTAGTAGAGAAACTGTTGAAACTTTATCTGGCCTTAGAACTTCAGAAGACGTATTAAATAAAATTCAAAGTCTTAATTCAGAGATAAGTCGTGAAACAAGGAATAACCTGTTATCAACTTTAGCTACTAAAGGTGCATTACAAGCTCAACTTAATTTAGAAAGAGCTATTTTTAATAAGAGAAAACAATTATCTGTTGACAAAAGTCTTAAAGATTTTGATTTTGATGCAGTATTTCAGAATAACAGAGGTAGATTAAAACCTAAATTTAAAGATGAGCAAGCTCAATTAGATTTCAGAGCAAAGAAAACAAAAGAGTTTGCTGATGAATTTGAAAAAGCCAACTCTGCTTCTTTAGGGTTTATAAAAAATTCTATAAAAATTAATGAACAATTACAATTTATTAGTGAATTTAATGCTCCTGCTGATGAGTTAAGAGAGCTGATAAACCCGATGAGACAAGTTATTGATTTAAGTAATGCTATAAGAACAGGATTTGAAGATTCATTTAAAGGAATTATTAAAGGAACAATGAGTGTTCAAGATGCGTTTAGAAATATGTTGAATCGAATTGCAGATCATTTTTTAGATACTGCTGCAAGAATGGCTGCTGCACAGATACAACGAGGATTTTTAGGATTATTTACTAATATGTTTAATTTTGGAGGTAACGATGTTTTTGAGGGAATGAAACGAGGAGCAGCTAATCCAAATACGCTTACGATGGATAGTTTTGCTAATGGTGGTAGACCTCCTGTTGGCAGACCTTCATTAGTAGGAGAAAGAGGACCAGAACTTTTTGTTCCTGATAGAGCAGGTACTATAATTCCAAATCATGCTATGGGTTCAACAAATATTGTAGTAAATGTAGATGCTTCTGGAACAAATGTAGAAGGTGACGAACAACAAGGAAGAGAACTTGGTCGTCTTATATCAGTAGCGGTACAATCTGAATTAGTACAACAGAAAAGACCTGGAGGTTTACTTGCATAATGGCTACTTTTCCTTCAATTACTCCAACATACGGACAGCAAAAAAGATCAGCACCCAATACTAGAACAGTTAGATTTGCTGATGGTTATGAACATAGAATATTGTTTGGATTGGCTCAACATCAAAACCCCAAAATATTTAATCTTACTTTTAATGTTTCAGAGACAGATGCAGATACTATAGAAACATTTTTAGATGCAAGAGCAAATGATAGTGATAGCTTTGATTTTACTCCTCCTGGAGAAGCCAGTTCATCTAAATTTGTATGTGAAGCATGGTCTAAATCAATACCTTATCTAAACAGAGCTACAATTCAAGCAACATTTAGAGAGGTGTTTGAGCCATGAGTACTGCTCCTGTCTTTAGTGAAGTTCAAAAAATAAATCCTTCTGCAATTATTGAGCTTTTTACACTTCAGTTGGATAATGCTTTACATGGTGCAACTACAATTTATAGATTTCATTCTGGAAGTAGTCTAAACGCAAATGGTGAAATAGTATGGGCTGGAAATTCCTATCAAAGATTTCCTATTACAGCCGAAGGTTTTGCATATCAACGAGGTCAGATACCAAGACCAAAACTTATTGTAAGTAATGCTTTAGGAACGATATCTGCAATATTAGAAGCTGTAAATTTAGTTACTGCTGGTAATGATTTAACAGGTGCTACGTTTACAAGAATTAGAACGATGGCAAGATTTCTTGATGCTGCAAATTTTAGTGGAGGTACTAATCCATTAGGTACACCAGATCCTACAGCAGAATTTAAACGTCAGGTATTTATAGTTGACAGAAAAGCAACAGAAAATAGAGAAGTAGTAGAATTTGAATTGGCAGGGGCTATTGATATGGCTGGAGTTAGAGCACCTAAACGTCAATGTACCCGTGCTTTATTTCCTAGCATTGGTACGTTTACGCAATGAGTTGGAGATATAAAGCATTACTTCATGCTCAACGTGAAGATCCTAGAGAATCTTGTGGACTTTTATTAAATGTAAAAGGTAAAGAACGATACTACCCATGTCGTAATCTTTCGATCACAGATAATCAGTGTTTTATTCTTGATCCAGAGGATTATGTAAAAGCAGATAATGTAGGTGAAATTATTGCTGTTGTTCATAGCCACCCTATAACACCTCCAGAACCAAGTCAGGCAGATAAGATTAGCTGCGAACAAAGTAAATTACCTTGGTATATTGTTAATCCTAAAACTGAACAATGGGGTGAATGTAAGCCAGAAGGTTACGTTCCAGATATTTTAGGTAGGCAGTGGGTTTGGGGTGTAACTGACTGTTGGAGTTTGGTGGTGGATTGGTATAAAAAAGAAAAAGGTATTATTTTAAAAGATTATGAAAGGAATATGACTCCCGAAGAGTTTTTAAAAGATCCTCTGTTTGAAAGTTATGCGTGGCGTACAGGTTTTAGAGAACTTAGATCAGATGAAAATTTAGAAGTTGGAGATGTTCTATTAATGTCGATATTGCACCCAACTTTAAATCATGTAGCTATTTTTTTAGGAGATATGGTTTTACACCATTTAGCAGATAGACTATCTTGTAGAGAGCCATATTCTGAGTGGTTGTTAAAATGTACTGGTAAGAGGTATCGCTATGCTCAGAAAAGTTAAACTGTACGGAGAACTAGCTGACTTTATAGGTCATAAACAATTAGATGCTGTAATAAATTCTACTGCTGATGCTATAAGTTTTTTAATACATAACTTTCCAAAATTAGAAGCACATATGGCTGATAGGTATTATCAAGTACTTGTTGGAGATTATGATATTGATGAGACTGAGATACATGATCCTATAGGACAATCTGATATAAGTATTGTTCCTGTTATCACTGGTGCTGGTGGAGGTGTTGGAAAAACTTTATTAGGAGCAGCATTGATTGGTTTAGCATTTGCTACAGGAGGAACTACTTTAGCTTTTAGTGCAAGTGGTTTTACTGGTGGTATTGGTATATCAGCCATTGCAGGTAATCTTGGTATTGGTTTAACTTTAATAGGTGTAAGTGAACTGTTATTTCCTTTGCCCAAACCTCAAGAATTTAATAATGAAGAAGATCCAAGAATATCATTTAATTTTTCTGGTGTTCAAAATACATCAAGGGCTGGTACTTCTCATCCGATAGTCTACGGTGAGATAGTAACAGGGTCAGTCGTTATTTCTGCTGGTATTGACACTAATCAGGTGACAGCATGACAGATAAAATTATTAGAGGTTCTGGTGGCCCTCCTCCCACTCCACCATCTCCAACAAGAGCACCCGATACTTTAAACAGTAGACAGTTTGCTTCTATTCAAGATTTATTATCTGAAGGAGAGATAGAGGGTTTTGCAACCCCATCAAAAGCGGGTCTGACAAAAGGAACTACAGCTTATAACAACGCAGCACTGAAAGATATATTTTTAAACGACACTCCTATCCTTAACGCTAGTGCCAGCAATACATCACCTGGAACGGCAGATTTTAATTTTCAAAATGTAAGTTTTGCTTTTAAGGAAGGTACAGCAAACCAAACTCATATCCCTGGAATTGAAAGTAGCGAGTCAACTACTGCCGTTGGTGTTACTGTTACAACTTCTGCTCCTGTTACTCGTCAGATAACCAATACTAATGTTGATGCTGCGAAGATAACAATTACATTTCCTCAACTTCAAAGAGCAACAGATCAAGGCGATTTATTAGGATCTTCAGTTGATTTAAAAATACAGGTTCAATATAACAGTGGTGGGTTTAATGATATTATCTCTGACACAATTACAGGTAGAACTGCTGATGCGTACCAAAAAGAATATCGTGTAAATATAACTGGTGCATTTCCTGTTGATATAAGAGTTGTAAGGGTAACAGCAGATAGTACATCTGATAATTTAAAAGATGCTTTTGCTTTTACAAGTATTGCAGAAATTATTGATGATAAACAAACTTATCCAAATAGTGCATATACAAATTTAAGATTAGATTCTGAACAGTTTAGTTCCATACCAAAAAGAGCTTTTCGTATTCGTGGTGTAAAAGTTCGTATTCCAGCTGCTAATGGCGGTCTTACCCCAACAGTTGACTTACAAACTGGCAGAGTAATATATCCAGCAAACTATGTGTTCAATGGTGTTATGGGGGCAGCCCAATGGTGTTCATGCCCTGCTTTAATTTTGCTTGACCTTCTTACAACTGAAAGGTATGGCTTTGGAACGCATATAACAGATAGTTCGCTTGATTTATATAGTTTTGTCGCAGCAAGTAGATATGCAAATGAACAAGTTAATGATAGTAGAGGAGGTTTGGAAGCTAGATTTAGTTGCAATGTAAATATACAAGGCTCAATAGAAGCTTATACCTTAATTAATGAATTAGCTGGTGTTATGAGGGCTTTTCCAATATGGTCTGAAGGTTCTGTAACTATTACGCAAGATAAACCAACAGATCCAAGTTATTTATTTAGCTTGGCAAACGTAGGTGAAGGTGGGTTTTCGTATTCGGGTAGCAGCTTAAAACAAAGACATTCTGTTATATCTGTCAGTTATTTCAATATGGATAGCAGAGAAATTGATTATGAAGTTGTAGAAGATACTGCTGCTATAGCAAAATTAGGCATTGTAAAAAAAGATGTAAAAGCTTTTGCCTGTACATCAAGAGGTCAGGCTTTTAGATTAGGTAAGGCAATATTATTTAGTGAACAACAGGAATCTGAGGTTGTCAGTTTTACTACTTCTATTGATGCAGGAGCTATTGTCAGACCTGGTAGTGTAATTAGAATTAACGATCCAGTAAGAAGTGGAGTTAGAAGATCAGGCAGACTAAAATCCATAAATACTGCTAAAACTCAAATAACTGTTGATAATGCTCAGGACTTAAGTGGTTTTATGGGTAGTGGCACTGACCACAAATGTAGCGTTATGTTACCCGATGGAACCTTAGAAACAAAAGATGTTTCATCAAGTTCTGGAATTGTAGGTTCTGTTATACATTTAGATTCAGCATTATCACAAACACCCAATGTAAATACTGTATGGTTATTACACAAATCCACTTCATTTCATCAAACTTTTAGGGTAATAACAGTTGAAGAACAAGATGGTATAAATTATGCAATTACAGCGTTAACGTATTTGTCAGGCAAATATGCCAATATTGAACAAGGTACAAACTTGCCTGATCGTAATATTTCTCTGTTAAATCAACCAAAAAATCCACCTGGTAATTTACAGGCATCTGAAAGAATTGCTGTTATAAATGCTTTGGCTATTTCTAAAATAATATTATCTTGGGTTCCTGTAACTGGTGTCACCCAATATTTGGTTCAATATAGATTTAACAATACAAACTGGATTAGTGAAACTGTATTCAGACCTGATTTTGAAATTATAAATTCACAAAAAGGTGCGTATGAATTTAAAGTTTTCTCTTATAATGCTGCCTTAAAAATATCTGCAACATCTACTGATTTGACATTTAATGCTGTTGGTAAAACAACTCCTCCTGCTGCTGTTCAAAATTTATCAATAGAACCCGTAACCAACAAGCTAGTAAGATTAAGATGGGATAGATCAACTGATGCTGATGTTATACATGGTGGTCGTGTGTATGTAAGACATAGCAATCTAACTGATGGTTCTGGTACATTTCAAAATTCTGTAGATTTAATTACTGCTTTAAGTGGTAACTCAACAGATGCAATAGTTCCTTTTTTAGAGGGTGAATATATTCTTAAATATGAAGATGATAATGGTAATTTCAGTACATCTGAAACAAGTATAATTATTGATCTTCCAGATCTGATAGACACACAGACAATTCTTACTCAAAGGGAAGATTTATTAAGCACACCTTTTAGCGGAACAAAAACTAATACAACTTTTAGTAATAGTGCTAGTGCATTACAACTTACAAATCCAGCTAATAATACAACAGGTGAATATGAATTTGCTTCTGTTGTTGATCTTGGGGCTGTATTTTCTCTTGAGTTAAAAAGAAAATTGCAGGTTGTAGGATTTAATATCGGCACGGATATTGAAACACTGATCCCTGGACCTCCTGGAATCTCTTGGGATGAATATGCAACTGATAATAATTTTGATGGTGGAGCAGCGGATGAAACCAGTTGTCAGATACAGGTGGCAACATCACAGACAGCATCAGGTAGTTTTGGTGCTTTTAATAATTTTGCAAATGGTACATTTAAAGGTCGTAGATTTAAATTTAAACTAATACTTACAACTACTAATACGACACAAAATATTAATGTGCAACAAGCAGGATTTTTTGCACAGTTTCAATCAAGAACAGAACAAAATTATCAAACAGGCAGTGGAACATCTACCGCACCACAAAGTTCTGGTACTTCTGCCAAAACAATTACCTTTGGGACACCATTTTTTGTTGGAACGTCATCTTTAGGTGGTGCAAATGCTTTTTTACCAACTATAGGTATTACTATTGAAAACGCACAATCAGGTGATTTCTTTACTATTACAAATGTTTCGGGAACAGGATTTACTGTAAGTATAAAAAATGGTTCTAATTTTGTAGATAGAAACTTCACTTTCCAAGCTGTCGGTTATGGTAAAGGGGTGTAAAATATAAAAAACAACTATTAACATGAGTCAGGTAACAGATTACAACATAGCAAATGCTTCGGGTGCTTCTGTTAGAACTGATTTAAATGCAGTATTTGATGCAATAAAAACACTAAACAGTGGCAGTAGCGATCCATCAAATCCAGCAGCTTTTATGCCTTTTGTTGATACTGGTGATAGTAATAAATTAAAAATTAGAAATTCATCAAATAACGGCTTTACAACTATTGGTTCAGTAGATTCTCCAAATCTAGGTTTGCTGGCTACAAGTGGTGGAACATTAACAGGTGTTTTACAGTTTGCAGTTGGTTCTGCCACTGCTCCTTCTTTACATTTTGGGCAGACAAATACTGGTATTTTTAAAGGTGCTTCTCATAGAGTAAGTGTTACTTCAGATGGAACTCAAGTATTTTTTGCAGATGGAACGGGAATAAATATAAACAGCAGTAAAGAATTAAGATGGCAAGATAGTAACAATAGTAATTATATAGGTTTTAAAGCTGCTAGTAATATTACTAGTAACTTTACTCTCACGCTACCTACCGCTGATGGTAGCAGTGGACAGGCATTGCTTACAAATGGTTCTGGAACACTTAGTTTTGGAGCACCAACTGTAGGGGCTGCTAATTTAACTGGTAATACACTTGCAAGTGGTGTTACGGCTTCAAGTCTTACATCTGTAGGCACACTAAGTTCTTTAGGTGTTTCTGGAACGTGCACAGCAGGAACATTTAGCGGATCAGGTGCATCTTTGACAAGCATACCAGCAGGTAATTTAACTGGAACTGTTGCTGATGCTCGCATTTCAACTCTCACTTCTTCTAAACTTACTGGTGCTTTACCTGCTTTGGATGGTTCTGCATTAACAGGAACGCAGTTTGCGAAATCATGGATTAATTTTGATGGAACTGGAACTATAGCTATTAGAGACAGTTTCAATGTAAGTTCAATTACTGACGATAATACAGGTAAATATACGGTATCTTTTACTACAGCAATGCCAAATTCAAATTATTGTGTAATTTCTTCTAGTCATTTTTATGAAACAATAGTGTCAGGTAATTCTAGAATAGCTGGAGCAAACGTGTTGGCTACTGGTAGTTATCAATTAACTATTAGTTTTAATGGAACGAATACTCAAGATGCTGAAAATATTTTTAGTGCAGTTTTCGCAGATTAGTTATGTCAATTTCAGTAGCGATTAATCTTACCTAAGATATAATTAAAATAAAACCAATGGCAAATTCAGATAAACGAATTATTTATATAAAGGATGATGGAACAGTTGCAATAGTTATACCAGCGGATAATTGTGAACTTACTGTAGAACAAATACAAGCAAAAGATGTACCAAGTGGAAAAACATCGTATATTGTAGATAAGTCTGTTATTCCTACAGATAGGAGTTTCAGAGATGCTTGGACTTATACGGAGTAAATCATGGGATTTGGTATTGACATGGTAAAAGCTAGAGAAATTCATAAAACAAATATACGAAATGCAAGAATTTTAAAGTTTGCAGAGCTTGATGTTGAATTTCAAAAAGCATTAGAAACTGGTGCTAGTACTACAGATATTGTTGCTAAGAAACAAGCATTAAGAGATGCCCCTGCTGATTCTGAAATTGCTGCTGCCAGCGATGCAGATACTTTAAAAGCTCAATGGAAAACAGACATTCTTGGCACTTCACCTTATAGCTGATGGCAATTCAACCTGGTACATATAATTTTACGTTGCAGCGTAGATCAGATCATACTATTCCTTTGTTGTTTAAAGATGGAAATGATGCTGCGATAAATTTAACTGGATATACAGTGGAAGCACAGGTTTGGGAAGAAACACGCACCACAAAATATGCAGATTTTTCTGTTACTTATACAGATCGTGCTGCTGGTTCTGTTTCGATAGCATTGACAGATACACAGACAGCTACATTTACACCTGATGTTTTAAAATATGATGTTTTGTTAACTGCTCCTGGAGGCTCGAAAGAATATTATTTAGAGGGTACTATATATGTAAGTGAGGGGTACACCGCATGACTTCAGTTAATGTTACAACTACGAAGAATACAGTTACCGTAAGTGAAGGTGATACGCGAATTGTCACTATAAAAACTCAAGGTCCACAGGGTCCAGCTTTTGCCGATGGTGATATAGGCGATATTGTTATTAGTGGCGGTGGAACGGTAGCTACTATAGATAATGGAGTAATTAATAACGCAAAAATAGCTAGTAATGCCGCTATTGCTTTATCAAAACTTGCTACAGGTGCATTACCTACAGCAATTACTGTTACGAGTGCAAACATATCTGACCTTAGTATTGTTAATGCTGATATAAGTGCTAGTGCTGCTATTGCTGGTTCAAAAATTGATACTTCTTCTTTTACGTCAAATATAACAATTACAAATGATTCACCAATTATATCTTTAACAGATTCCAACGCAAATAGTGATTTTCAGATAAAAGTTGATGGTGGTCATTTTGATATTAAAGATGTAACTAATAACGCTGGTAGATTAAATATTCAATCTGATGGAACAACAACTATTTCTGGAAATTTAAATGCAAGTTTAGGAGTTGATGTTACAGGCAATATAAGCGTCACTGGAACGGTTGATGGTCGTGACGTAGCAACAGATGGAACTAAATTAGATGGTATTGAGACAGGTGCGACTGCTGATCAGACAGCTTCAGAAATCCTTACATTACTCAAAACTGTAGATGGAGCAGGTAGTGGACTTAATGCTGACACTCTAGATGGTATTTCATCAGCTAGTTTTTTAAGGTCAGATACAAATGCTACCTTTTCTGGATCAACATTAACTGTAAATGCAACACTTCTTTTAGCTGACAGCATGAGAATAGGCGATGATGCTTTTATAGAAGATTACAATGCAGCAAATAGTGTAAGAATAAAAGGAAATCAAGATACCAGTAAAGGTTTTATTGCTTTTGGTCAACAGACAAAACAATTAGGTTGTGATGGCACTTCAGTTTTAACGTATGATGGCAACACAGTTATAGATTCTGCATATACAGGAGCATTAGCAAACGGAATAACAGCAACGACCCAATCAGCAAGTGATAACTCCACCAAAGTTGCTACAACAGCTTATACAGACACAGCAATAGCAAATCTAGTTGATTCAGCACCTGGTACGTTAAATACACTGAATGAACTGGCAGCAGCTTTAGGGGATGATGCTAACTTCTCAACAACTGTCACCAACTCAATAGCAACCAAACTACCTCTTGCTGGCGGTACGTTAACTGGAGATTTAACAATATCTAGTGCAAATCCAAAAATACTTTTAACTGATACAGGAGACAACCCA